ATCTCACCAGCCTTAACCGTAATGGCCTTGATCACATCATTGGCCGCCAGATTGGAGCCCTTCTTGGCATAGGCATCAGCCATGTCAATGCGGCGGATCTTCTCGTAGAAGGCAACGGGCTTCTCAAGTTCAGGGTAGTTGCTCGCGCCAGCGGCTGGAGTCATATTCACGTCAGCCATAGCTAACCTCCGTGTTTGGCAATAGACCGTTCCACCTTGGCAATGAAGGCATCCTGGGCAGTCTGGTCATTGCGGCGTTTGAACAATTCGTCTTCAAGATTCATGGAATTAAGCTGGGCGGGACTGAACGTGTCAGTCTCTTCCGGCTTAGGCGGTGCAGGCTTTGCGGGAGCGCCAGCCTTGACGGCGATGTCCCCAAGCCCAGGAGTCTCAACCTTCTTGTCCATCCCGATTGCGCGCTTGAACTCAGTAAGGGTTCGAGCCACGAATTTGGAAGACTTGCTAAGAGGATTGGTGGCAGCCTCGTAATACTCAGGCTCCTGCTCTTCAGCCCAGACAAGATATGCCTGCCGGTATTCGCTGGCATCGTCACCGAGGAACAGATTCGCGTCCGGGTGCTTGGACGTAACCTCGGCAAAATGCCGGGCCGCCTGCGCATGGAACAAATCTTCCTCACGCTGCTTAGTCAGCGCCTCGCGGTCCTGCCGAAGCTCTGCAAGCTCGGCCTTCAGCATTTCAAGCTGGTTGAGAACGGGCTTAATGCGAGAGGTCACTTCTGGGAAGTCATCCTCTTCGTCCACCTCTTCCACGGGTGCGTAAGTTCGGGAAGCACGCAAGGCCTCAAGCTCTGCCTGAAGCTGCTTCGTGGTTTCCTCAAGCTGCTTCTTCTCAGCGATGGCCGCATGCAGGCCACGTTCCAGATCCTTATCACGCTTCTCAGCGCGAGCCTTATACTTCTCCACAAGATCCTTGAGACGGTTGGCTTCCTCCGGTGGGATAGCCTCCGTGGTTTCGGTCTTGGCAGGCGGATCGTTCGAGAGAGGCGCTTCTACAGGGGCTTCCACCTCGGGAGCGGCGGCATTATCCGGGACACTCTCGTTCGCTTCAGCCTCAAGCAGCTTGATCTGTTCATCAAGTTCTGCCTCTCGGTTGGGGTTGGACATCGGGGTTTTCCTCCAGAAAGGGCGGCGACTTTACGGGACGCCCGGTTATGATGCAATCATATCACTTCTTGAGACTCAATTGCAACAACCAATTCAATTGCTTAATTTTGCCCTGGATCGTCAAGAAGTCATCCCCCTTGGCGAACAGAATGTTTTCATATAGGCGCTTGCGTTCCCGCACGATCAACGCTTCCACATAGCACCAGCGGTCATCCTTCGTGATTTGCTGGACGATTCCCTGTAGCTCGTAATCGTTAATCTTCTCCAGGTCACATGCCTCCTTCAGCTCCGGTTCCGGCAAAACCCTCTTCCCCTTCATACGGCCCAGCAGCTTCGTAATCCATCCCTTCATCATTCCCTCCAAGGGCAGCGACTTCGCTACCGAGTTTCCTTGCCATGGCGTCATTGTTGATGTGCAGCTTCGCCTCTTCGATCTCATAAGCCTTCAGAAGCTCTGGCGTCATAAGGCCGCAGTCGGCCATGAGCATCTTGTTCAACTCAAGCTTGAGCATGCTATTATCTGGGGCGTGCTTCATCGCCTCCAGCATTGCGTCACGAGGGGCAGTTTCTGCCCGCGTCTTCTGCTCGTTCCGAGACTTCTCCTGCTCAAGCGCAAGCTCATCCTGGTTCTTGGCCTGCTGCTCAAGCATCTTCTGCTGGGCGATGACTTCAGCAGGGATAGTAATCCCCTTGGACGCCAGGCCCTTGGAGCGGACCAGCAGGTCGAAGATCCGGCCAATGTCAGTCTTCTCTGACCACACCAGATTGCTACCCGCAATCTGGGCGAACTGGAGAAGATCCGCGCTGAGGGCTTCGCGCTCCATCAAGCCCTGGAGGCCAGTGGCAATAATCTTGGAGTCACCAACAATAGTGGGGTCACTATCAAACATCCGATAGAGATTGGCCACGCTCGTAATGAACGGGATGACGAAGTGATCCTCAAAGTTGGAAACGACACTCTTGAGCGGAGTGATTGCCGTATTGTATTGAAGAGTAGCGCCCTCAGCCGTTCTGTTGTGGACGCCATCACCGCCCATGCCCATGAGCATGTTGGGGATGGCGGTCTGCTCCTGAGACAGGGCAAGCGCCTTGTCCTGCACAAGCTGAATCTGATCGAAGCGGCAATCAATGGACTCGAAGCGAACGGGATCACCCATGTTGTTCACTTCGCTAGTCTTGATCGCCCAAATCTTACGCGCAGCCTGCTCAATTGGCGTCTGATCCGTGTGGATGCGGCTCGGGTCAACAATCATCTGTGGACCAGAGCACAGGGCCATGTTGTCATACTTGGCCCGTTCACAGGCATTGATGCCATCCTGAGAATCAAACATCATCTCCGGGATGCCAACACCCCAAGGGCTCAGAGGCTTGATCTGGTAGGGGACGATGTAGACCGGGATGCGATCCGCATGCAGCTTGGACGGGCGAATGGAAATGACCTTGTGCCCACAGGTCCAGACAATCATCATCGTCTGGTCCTCAAGCATGTCATCGGGAATGTCGTGTCCCTGATCCTTCAGATCGCGCCCGCTGATCCAGCCGTAGCGAACCAGAATCTCATAGCGTCCCCTGTAGCTGTAGCTTGTGTTCTTGCCGTTGGCTAGGTCAACCTGCTGCTCCCACCACTGCGGCGTGTAGTTGCCATCACTAGTGGCCAGAACCTCATCAATAGCGGCGGCATCGAACCCAGGTTTTTTGCGCAACTTGCGGAGCTGCACAGCACTCATCATCGAGCGATGAATCACATAGCTGCACTCTTCGACCGAGCGCCCGCTGGGGTCTGGGTAGATGTCGAATGGAGAGACAGTCTGCCATTCTGGGGTAACGGACTTGGCCTTCTTCTCTTCCACGAATGGGCCAATCGCGCAGCCAGACCCATAGATGGCAGCATCCAAAACGAGGCGCTGATACTTGGCCCTGGTGTTAGCCTCCGCCAGGCCATCGTTCACCTTCAAGGCAAGACGATCCGCCGCATACTGCGCCTTGATGAGAACCTGCTTATGGATTTCCTCTTCTGGCACGCCCTGAGCCAGCATGTCCCGAACCATCATGTCACGGCCTGGGAAGTCCGGCTCTGGCGAACAGTCAACCACCCATGCCGGGCCACCAGGGGGCATGAGGATGGGGACCAACATGGCCTGCGCAGTCTGGACGCGAGGGCGTGTCACCTGCACAAAGGCGGCAGAGACAGTGTCGGTGTTCTCCCCCTGGTAGCGTCCAATTGTATTGAAGTGAGCCCGAACGAAAATCTTCTCCTGGGACTGCTTGGCTAGCGCCGCATCATCAAATTCCTGCTTTGTTCGCTGGGCAAGAACGTCCCACTTCAGATCAGACTTAATCTCATTCTCAACAAGCTCGGACATTACATCACCTCCAGCGCGTCATTATACACTCATACACCTCGCTTTGGGTCAAAGGGTTTGAACTGCTTAATCTCGAACTGCGGAGTAGGCTCGGACTTTACTATGCTTTCCTCGTAGTATTGGACCGCATGCTCGAACGCTGAGATGGTATCGTCGTTCTTACGCAGGACAGCGCCAGGGTCACCATCCTTGGTCTTATACATCTTGAACTCTTTGAGGAGCTGTGGGCACCTGTCCTTGAAGATCCACAGCCGCCCCTCTGCTATCATTGCCCGCACCTTCTCAATGCGACCCCAACGGTGGCGATCTCCCTGCACAATGTCAAATCCTTCCTTCTTGTAGAAGGCAGCCACGCTATTCCCCTCACCCATTTTGTCGTTGGCGAAGGCATCGTGGGGGAGAGCGAACTTGGTCCCCCAGTGTTTCAGGTGCATGGCAACTTCTGGAACGCTCTTGCCCTGTGACCAATACTCCTGATAGATGTAGACGCAGTTGGACTCACGATCCCATGCCAGCGACACAGCCGTTGACGGGTGGTTGATGCCACAATCGAACCCTGAAATCCTGGGCCAATGGCGAGGGATTTCGAAGGATTCACAAGTGTATTGCGATTCCTCGAACTGATAGATAAGCCCTGAAGATGTAGCAGCCTCACCGTATCTACGCGCCCGCTTCTCGTAATCAGGCAAGCCCTCAAGCGCCTTCTCGATGCGCTCTGGCGTCATCCATGGCAAGTCATCCATGGTGATGTTGAACCGAGCAACGTTGTCGGATTCCATGAGCCACGAATGATTCGCCGTGTATCCTGACAGAGGCGTGTAGGTGAACGAAAGATGGCCATCGTGTTTCACCAAGCGCATCCTCTGCTCGCCAACAATATCCGCTGGTGGCTCTTCGTCGTTCAGAATTCTATGGACAGTTGATCCCTGATACTTGTCTCTCCCCTGGTCATAGGAGAAGAACTGCACGGTTGACCAGTCACCAGTGGGCATGTGCTTGATTCTGGCGATGTGGATAGCCCCGGTGACTCCGGGGCGCATGATGATGGACTTGAAATCAATACACTCCTTGGGAATCATCCCGGTACCCCACTGGCCTAGAGGACCGAACAGCTTCTCCTGGAGCGTGTCTCGAACGCGATCCGTTGACTCACCGCAAATCCAAGTAATGACAGGATGCCCGTAGCGAACGCCCTTCCAGTCTGGGTGATAGATGCCGGTGAGGTGTGAGGCTTCCTCGAAGACTGCGGTTGAGGTCTTGCCACCCTGGTTGCACGCGCAGAATGTCTTGACCTTCGCTTGGCTATTCAGGTATTCCCACTGCTTGGGGAGCGGGCTCCAGTCGTGGATCCGGCTTTCCTTCTTGAGCCTGTCGTAATCCTTGGCAATTTTGAGCAGACTGCCTAGGTCTCGGTCATTCACCTTCACGATGGACTCATTCACTTGGGGCCTCCGTGATTGCGTCCTGAACCACTTCCCCTTCGATTACCTCATCCACACCCTGCATCACGCTTCGAAGTTCTGGATTGGCCTCCAGGAGGCGCTTCAGCTCATCAAGGGCTTCCTGTCTGTTTACCCGCTCCGTGATGTCCTCATGCTGGGTAAGGGACTTGGGCTGGAACTTCTTGTTACAAAAAGCGGCGTCTTCTGCTAACACGCTTGCTTGGAGCTTTAGAATCTGGGCATTTACGTTATCCTTGTCATCGGTTAACTTAGCGCCCATGACAATGCGTCTACGCTCTGCATTTAGTAACTCACCACGCGCTGCCTCGGCAGCCTTGAGGTCTTCACGGAACCCAGGATGGCGCTCCTCCCATTTGCGAATCTCGACCACGGGAGGGAAGCCAGGAACTGCCTCAACAATCTCAGGGAGACTCATCCCCTCAGCCACGAGCATGACGATGCGTTCCATGCACTCATATCTGTTGAGCACTTCGCCATTGAAGTAATACTGGGCCTTCTCCGCATCCTTCTTCGCCTGGAGGACAGCGTTCCTGTGTCGCGTGGCTATCGCGTTATAGTTCATGATTTGAGAGGCGGTAGAGCCAATAGGGGGGCATGAGGATATGGCTATGGCACGCCTTTCCTTGGGCTTGAACATGGCCTTGTAACGCTTGGACAGCAACGTGTAGGCATCACCCTTGAGCGCGGCATCCGGGTTGGCTGCTCTCAAGTGCCTGCCCTTGACTTTCGGGCTACTCACCGTTCCCCTCCCAAGAGAAGGCGCAGTTCGGGCATTCATCGGCCTCATTATGAACCATTTCCCCACAGCCAGGGCAGCGCCAGTAGAGACGGGGCGGCTTCATCCAATCAACGTCTTTCTCGTAGGGATCATAATCGTCAAAGCCATTCATACTAGCCTCCAATAGAATCATAGGCAAATTCATAAACGAGTCAAGCACTTTTTGCCTTGCCCAAAATCAGAATTGAGATTCTGAAAATTTGCCTCTTGCGCATCTGGTTCCGCTCATGTATTCTTCCTGTCAGGAAGCCTGTCTTCCCCTGGGAGTGACCGATGGTCACGCAGTTTCCGGGAGCCCCGGTGAGAGGGGGCTGCGAGAAGGCAGGGGCGAGTAAGAGGCCCTATGGTTTCCGTTCAGAAAGTTCCACTTCAACCCTTGAGGTCGCCATGTTGCTTCAAGGGACCAAGGCCCGTCTAGGGGACCGTTGCGATTATGGGGTGGCCGCTCAAGAGAAGTATCCGGTTGGGATAGCGTAACCTGACAACCGCTGAGAGCGAACATGGGGTGTGAGGACGATGGGTGGCTCCATACGAGTCGATTCGGTTCTCGGCACACTTACCTCCTTGCTAAGGGGGTAGTGTGCTCAGACTCCAGGTTCACCACCGAGTGCGCAGAAAGAAGCGGGCCTCGTTGGGCCCGCGCAGCTCCGTTTGAGAGAGCAGAAAATCAGAGAGAACGGCCTTGACAGAGAGACTCTAGAACCTAGACTAGAACTCTAAGGAGATCTTATGGCCAGCAAGCCGCTCATGCGAGCGTTTCTCAACAAGGAGGATGGCCTCGCGTCTGTGATGGTTTACGTCACCGACTACGGTGACAAGTGTGGAAGCATTGAAGTCACCATCCGTGACTGCATACACACCGTCACGCTCCACCAGACCATCGACTCCAAGCGGGATGCCAAGGCGGCTACCTATAAGTTCAACAAACTGAAGGAAGCCTGCGACAAGGCGCTTGAGGCCATTGCTTCCATGGAGGCAAAGAAGTGATTGAGACTCCAAAGCCAACCAAGGAAGAAGTTGACAAACTCAGTAGAGTATTCAGGTTTGAATGCAATCCTGGATGGATGCTCGAAGAAACGGAAGTAGAACTGAGCGTTGATTCAGCGGTTCCTTGGGACGAATGAATGGAGACTGAGACTTTCTTCATGGCATCACTTTTTGGGGCCTCCATCCCTTGCGAAGAATACGAGGATGCCCTATTCTTGGAAGGGATGAACGAACTGAACTCGGAGGAAGAATGACATTGTTTCTTTGGGCTGTTGCCATCTGGGCACTTGGCCTAATCCCACACCACGCAATGGCAATGGCATCCGATCCGTCCCTGCGGTTGCAGAGGTTTGACTGCACGATGCTTGCCCTCATGTGGCCTATTACTTGGGTTCTCTCATACATCGGTTTCTTCCGCGCTAACTGGAGATAAGAATGACACTCATGAAACGAATCAAGTCTAGTGCTCATTTCTGGGATGGGTGCTTTGGCGTGACCGTAGAGGATGACGGTGAAGGCAACTTTAGCCTCACCTGCGATAGTGATTCCTATTACGATCCCAACGAAATCGAGTCCGCGCTTGAGGCTGCGCTTGACTATATCTCTGCGATGAAGAAGGCGAAGAAGTAAGATGTGGCCGTTCAAGAAGAAGCAGGTTGAGCAGACCCCCATTGACAACTCCCCAGAGCCTGAGAAGCCAGCGGAGAAAGAGCTTCCATAGCTTAAGTGGGAACTGAGCGTTGGCGAATGGCACAAAGCGTTCCGCTGTGATCACTGCGGGCACGTCTGGTGTGATGACGCCAAGAAGCATGATGAAGACCCATGCCCAGTCTGCGGATGCATTGGAAGCCACAAGATGCAGGTCATCAGGTATGAGCATGAGCATACGCAGAGTTTTACTTCCAGCAATGGCATTAGCCCGAGCGATTTCACTGCGCGCGGAATTGAGCTGGGGAGAGTTTCCCACCCATATGGGTTTAGTAGTGTCTGGCGTGGTATCCGTAACGAGAAGACCGTCATTTGGGATGGGTGCTCCGCCAAGAAGGACGCCAATGACAAATGAACAGCGATTCAAGCAATGCCTCGAATGGATTCTTGAGAACATCAATAAACCATTCGTAGACACCTCTACCATTGAGCACCACATCATCCACGAGCTGCATCTTGCTCATCTGGAGGACGCCAAATCCCATCCCGTGTCGATATAGACACAGGAATTGGTTACGACTCCCACACCTTCTAATGTAGTGAACCACCAACCAACAAGAGCCCCCAATCAAGGGGGCTCAGTTGTATATACAGCCACAAGACCCGAATGTGCTATTTTGCGTTCGCATACAGAAATGGATCAGGATGGACCCGAAAGTTTGATTCTGCGCCCGTGTATAGAAACGGATCAGGAGAGGCCGAAAGTTCTATTTTGAGCCCGTACATAGAAATGGAACGATACTATATTCCCCCCCCTCCCTCACTAGCCTTGGTCCCATGACGGGGGGGGCCTGATGGGTCTTGTGGCTCGTGCTGGCGTGCAGGGCAGGGGTAGGGCAGGGGTAGGGCAGGGCCATGGGGGACGGCAGGCTACAGGGGCAGCTACACGCAGGGATGAACCTTTGAACGTAATTGCTTATATTTTGTTGTCGATAATGCGGGGCGCTCATTATGTTTTGCGGCCTAGCGATAGTATCTTATAGAGTTTGTGTGATATAAACAAAGTTACATAAGGTATGTTATGGAAACCAACCAATCTGGTCAACTATTTCATGCCGCCTCCAGACTCATCACCTCATCATCCTAATTTATAAGTCTCTCATG